ATTACCGTCAATAAAAGAAATAAAGCAAACAAAAGAATCAATAGTAACAAAAGAATATCTGTTATTGATAGAAAATGAATTAGATTATCTAACAAATGAAAAGAATAAATACATGGGGCTTTATACTTCATGTCATCAAACACATACAAGTTATAAAAGAAAAATGAGGAAATATGAATGGATCGATAAAATCTTACAATTCCTACTTAACATTCCAAGGAATCTTTTCCGACGCACATAAGAGAATCCTCTCAGATTGTAAATAAAATTGATCCACAGGGAAGGGGTATGGTACATTAATCCGATGTATTGTACCCTGCCTCCTGATAATCTTATAATATAAACAAAGAGGTGATTATGTCAAAACATATGTATTTAGATGAAACAATATTACAGAGTAGAACAACACAGACTTTAGTAGAGTTTATTGATGAATTATTTGAATGGCTTGCAGATGACAGAATGGAGCAAAAGAAATATGAAGAACTTCATTATAAATATCATCAAATTAAAGAGAAAGCTACTAAAGCTAGTAAAAAGAGAAGTTTTAAATAAACAAGGAGAAACAAATGTTTAAATTTAATCAATTAATAAGTAAATGGACTATATCAAGAGATTGTAAAACATCTTTTGCTGAGCATATATTATTATGGCTCAAAGAGTCTAAACCAATGGTTGTTCAAAGCAAAAGGAACAATCCTGTAAAAATAAAATCAAATAGGAAATAAATACTCCCTTTTAACTGTATTACTTTTTTATTCTATTTTATTTCAATTAAACAAAATTCCTTGCCTTGGGTTTGTTTCCTCTAATATTTGACTATATTGAATAAGAGAGTTTTTTATCCAAGGCATATTTTTAAACAAACAAGGAGGTACATATGTACTTAAGTATAATGTTTGCACTATTAGTCGTTAAAACAGATTTTCAAGCAGGTTATTTTAAACTGAATGAAATACAATCTATTGAAATGACTGATATTAGTAAGAAAGAAGGTGGATTGATGACAATTTGGCTTAAAGATAGAGATGAAGAGATAGTTTATAGATGTAATGATAAAGAAGTATGGGATAAAGCTAAGGAATTTATAGACAAGCATATTTATGGTATTAGTCACGAAATGAGTAAGACTGATATTGATTTAAGTGTAGACTATGAAGCGAAGTTTTAAGATGTGTTATTGGGAAGATAAAGCAGACTTAATAATCGATAAACAAATAAGGAGAAATCGTAATGCGAAAATATTTAAAAGAAATCATAATAGGAATTATTATAATGATATCTGTAGTAATGTTTTGCAGTATAAACATAAAGAAAAATCAATTAAAAACGATTGATAAAGAGCTTAAATGGAAAGGTATGGACGCTTATTCATTTAAAGAAACATTCAGATATATGTACAATCAACACGGAGAAGATTGGATATTTGAATGGCGTGGAAATAAATACAAAACAATCCTTAAGGAGGGAAAATAGTATGGCAGAAGATAGTAAAGTAACAATTAACTTATTAGATAACGGTGAATTCGCTTCAAGAGAAGTAACTTCAACAAATGTTGGAGAATTAAGAAACGAATTAGAGATACCATCATCAGCAAATGTAATGGTAGCAGGAACTATCAGACAAAATGATTTTGCATTGACTGATAATGCGTTAGTTGCTTATGCAAGCAATAATAAAGTTGGTGGATAATCAATAAACTTAAATGAGAGCCAATAACTGGTCCTCCCGAAACTTGACTGTGAGGGGTAAATAAGACCTAAATATTAAAGAGTTTCGAAAACTCAGGCAAAGGAATATGTGAGGCTCTCATTTAATACAAACAAAGAGGTAATTATGATAGAATATTGGGATGGTGGAAATTTAATAGAAGTAGAAGAGTTAAATTATTTGAATAATTTATCTCAAGAACAGCTTAATAATATAGCTGTAGGACCGCAAGATTTATTTTTTGACATAATGAATAATATAAACAGAGAATTTGAAAGAGTAGGTATTCTTAAAGGATTAGATGTTACGAATAAATGGAATTGGAAGCCAGGTTCTTATGATATATTTAAAGAATATCTTGGTAGAAGATTAGAATTAAACAAAAAGTGTAGAAGTATGGATAATCTTGTAAATAGAACTAGAGATAGGAATAACTATTTAAATTATATTCAAAGACAAGCTCAAAATATGGAGCGAGAAAGATATAGTTTAAAGAGATTAGGTGTTTCAAGAGATGTTGATGTCAATAAATTTCAAACTATATGTCGAGAGTTTACTACAGCAATCAATAAACAATGTCAATTGGTTAAAGAAATGACAAACGATAAGATTTTAATTACACCTTATATAAGATTCCAGAATAATGTAATGTATTATATGGATATTAAAATTAATGGTTTAACTATGAGTATATATAGTGGAGATAAAGATATTCAACAATTTCCTTTAGATGAGATTCATATAATATCAAGAATACCTTTTAGACATTTAGTCAATAAACAAAGGATTTATGATATTTATCATAAAGGAATATATATGAGTAATTTTAAATTTCCATATATATCATCAAGTTTTTCTGATGAATATCCTGATGAACAACATTATTCTACTGTATGTTATGACAAATATATGGATAATATTCATAAAGCTATAAAAGAAACTAATTATACAGCTATGGCTTTATATATTATGCAATGGGCTCAGTATTATAGCTTAGAACATTCTAATCCATATAATCAACCTCATAAGTTACATTATGGTATGCCTAAGAGTTATTCAAAGGAATATGCTTCATCTTGTAACTCTGGAACAGTTATAGATGCTTGTAATCGTATGATGACAAATCAAAGCGGACTACATACTTTTTGGGATAAAGATATACATATTAATGAGAAATGTTTTAAAATAGATTGTCAATTAATAAATGATTGTAGAGGTTTTAAAAAAAGAACTCAATCTTTGGCAAATATGGAAGAATATAGTGATATAGCTGAATCAATAGCTTGTTTGTTAATGGAATATTATAAAGAAAATAATTATTCGTATCGTCGTATATCTCGTGAAGTAGAAGCATTAACATATTATTATATTTCACATAACTCTGATAACTTTATAGATGAATGTTATAGAGCTATAATATATTATATTGTTAATTCTCAGAAAAATAATAGATATTGCTATGATTTATTAGTAAAGCTTGGTCTATTAAAAGAAGAAGAACTAGAAGATGCTCCAAATACAATGGATACAGAAGAGTTAGAATTTTTAATGAAACAGTGGGCTCAATCAGGAGCTTAGAAAGGAGAAAAGAATGAAAATAGAAGAAATGTTTTATATATCAGAAAAAGACTGGTATAAGTTACAAGGTTGGGCGTCATTAGCTTATAAAGAAGATAAGAACGAAATATCAGGGTTAATGACAGCAGTACCACAAAAAGATGGTAGATTTAAAATAGGTGATGTAGAGATACTTAAACAAGAAAATTCAGGAGCAAATACTGAATTAGACGGAGACGCTGTTACTCAATATACTATGAAATATGGTATGAAATATAACAATCCAGAAATGAAATTTGTTTGGTGGCACTCACATCATATTATGGCAGCATTTTGGAGTGGTACAGATGTTAAAGAGATAGAAGCATGGGAAAATAATAGCTTTTCTTTGGCTTTAGTTATAAATCTTAGGGAAGAATATAAGTTTAGAGTAAGTATATGGAAAGCGGGTAGTTTACCTGTAGAGCAACATTATGATACTACTTTAACTATAGAAAGAAAAGAACCAAAGGTTAATATAACTGAGGCTATGAAGAAGAAGTATGAAGAACTATGTTCAGAAGAAAAACCAACATATAACATTAATCATTATAATGGTTATGGTTATAGAATGAATCATAATCCTAGACAAATGGTACTTGGTCAAAAGAATGAATCTGCTTTAAATATAGAGGTATTATTTACAGAAGCTTTAAAAGAAGCAGAAAGTATGCAAGACGCAATGGTTGATGGTTCATTAAGTTTGAAGGGTTTTTCAGAAAGGATTAAAAGGTTCAATGCTCGTTGTAAAGAACATAAATGTCCTTTTGTAATGATAACATTCAAAGGTAGTCAATCTGAAATAGTAGACAAGTTAATGACTATGCTGCCTGCAGATTTACTTGAATGGGAAGATAGTGAAATGCAAGCACAAGCAGAAACTATGGCTTGGAATAATAGTTTTGGAGGTTATAATGGCTATTAATATGCGTTCATTAGGATTAGTTGATAATATGAGTGAGTTTAATTATCATATATTAGGTTGCGGTGCTATAGGTAGCGCTGCAGCCTTGCAGTTAGCTAGAATGGGAGCTCAAAACTTCTGTTTATATGATAATGATAAAGTAGATACAGGTAATATAGGTGTTTCTCAATATACAATATATGACATTGGTCATCAAAAAGTAGATATGTTAAAATCTAAATTAAAAGATATAAATGACAATGTTGAAGTAATGTGTGTAGATGAACTCTTTAGTAATTACGTGTATATGAGTAACAATGACATAATTATTCTAGGTTTTGACAGTATGGAGTCTAGAATGGATGCTGTTAAAGCAATGATAAAATGGAAACATTCAAAACCATATGCTTTGATAGATGGTAGAATGGGAGCAGAGCATTATCAGCAATATGTTGTTTTAAAACCTACTTTAAAGAAATATGAACTAATATGGTACCCTGATACAGAAGGGAGTGAAGAACCTTGCAATATGAAAGCTACAAGCTATTGTAGTAACATGTCTGGAAGTTTTATAGCAAATGCTGTAAGGAAAATTGTCAAAGAACAACCTTATGAAGAATTTGTGTCATTTCACTTTCCTACTATGTCAATAGAGAAAAGTAGTTGTTTGTTTAAATAATAAGTGTTAACTTAAAAGGCTTGAGAGAGGTTATTAATGTAATATACTCTAGACCCTCTCTTGAGCCCTTTCGTTAACTAAAAAGGAGGTGCAAATGGCACTAAAAAAAGTAAAAAGAAAAGTTATATCAAATAATCCTAAAGTTATGTTATTATATGGAGCACCTAAAGTAGGTAAAACTACAGCTTTAAGTCAATTAGATGATTGTTTAATAATTGATACAGAGCAAGGAGCCTCTATGATAGAAGGATATGTTGAAGAAGCTAATAGTAGAGAAGAGCTAATAGAAATACTTAAAGAAGCTAAAGATGGTCATAGTTATAAGTATGTAGCTATAGATACTATTGATAAAATAGCAGACTGGGCAGAAAAGACTGTATGCCAAGAAGAAAGTGTAACAGCAATAGCAGATTTAGCCTATGGTAAAGGGTTTGCATTAGTAAGAGAAAAGGTACTAAATACTGTAAAAGTAATGAAAGACATATTTCCTCATGTTATTATCATCGGACATAGGAAATGGGCGAGAGCCGTGTTAGACAGTAAAGCTATAGTAGAGCCAGAAAGTCTAGATTTAACTGGTAAACTAAAAAACATGTTAATGGCAGATTGCGACGCTATAGGATATGTCTATCGAGATGATGAAGAAAGCAAGCTAATGGTATCATTTAAAGCAAATGAAGCATTAGAAGCTGGTAGCAGAAGTCCTCATTTGAGAGGCAAAGAGATAGAGTTAAATTGGAAAAATATATACAAGGAGAAGAAATAATGGCTATATTTAGACCTGAAATAAAACAAGGACCAAGTAAATTCTTTGGTATTTGTGAAGTAAGTATATTAAAGTATGAAGATAAAAGTGACCAGTTTGATTGGGCAGATATATTTATTGATATAACAGTTCAACAAAAAGGAAGCGAGTATTCAAGAAATCTTAAAATAGCAGGTGCATTAGACAAAGATTCAAATGGTTTAATTACTGGTGGAAGCGTTTTAAAAAGAATGTATACTTTCTTTGATGCAATAGGATGTAAAGCAGGATTAAATGTTAAGGGAGAGTGGGAAGATGACAAAGGCGTTAGAATTTTAGAAATAGACAAATATCTAAATGAACAATGGTTAAATCCTTTAAACAAAGATGAATTACATTATGATTATGTTGCATATATTTATAAAGAAAAACCTAAAAAGACAGGAGATAAAGCCTGGACTAGAGTTTATCCTAAAATATATCTAAACAATGAAGAAAATAAAGCTAAATTAAAAGATGATATAGATTGGTTAAAAGGTAAGGGATATATCAAAGAATTAAATGATATTCCTAATCAAGAAGCTCCTAGTTTACAAGGTAGCGGATTAGCTAATTTATAATGTTTATAGAAATAGCAAGAGGTACACCAGCTAAAAGAGGTATAATCATACTTAAAGATGATTTGTTTAAGTATGTGACTCCTAAAGAGGCTATATACAGGTCAGTTTACCTATATAATGATGAAGCAAAGGAACATGTTGATAAAACTGGTTCTTTAAAGAATTTCTTTGGTTTAAGAGCTATAGATAAGATTCCTATAGATATTGACAAACAAGATAATTCAGATGAAAAGACTCTTGATATTTTAAGAAGTATTATCCTAGAACTACGAGAAGGAGGAATCGAGGAGGAATCCTACCAAGCTTTCTTCTCTGGTTCTGGATATCACCTAATAATATCTGGAGAAGTTTTTAACTTTAAAGAAAGCCCAGATTTGCCTTACATTATAAAACAGACAATGAAAAACCTGTTTCCCAAAGTTGATATGAGTATATATATGAGAACTGGAATTTACAGAGTTCAACATACACCTAATCAGAAAACTGGATTATATAAAATACCACTATATATCAAAGAGGTTATGAATTTAGAACCAAAGAATATATTAGAATTAGCCAGAAATCAAAGATTAGATTTTAAATATCACAATTTAAATGGAAATAAAGAGTTAGAACATTGTATAGTAAAGCATGTACCAGATATAAAAGCTTTTAAAAATATATCAGAACCAACTACAATGATTCCTTGTATTCAATCAATGCTAAATAAAGGAGCTCAAGAAGGAATGAGACATGTAACAGCAATGAGAATAATAAGTTCTTTAAAAAGAAATGGAATACCAAGTCATTATGCAAAGGTAATATTATTACATTGGAATTCAAAGAGTATGAATGAAAATAGTTTAACAGAAATGGTAGAAAATGTTTATAATAGAAATTATAAATATGGATGCCAAGACAACATAATGAAAGAACATTGTAAAACTCAATGTGTATATTTTCAAAGAAAGGATTACTTTGTAGATATAAAGAATGCTGAAGATATGCAAGGTGAATTAAGAGACAGATTGACAACTGATTTTACTGGTAAAACAATAGATTTAGGTCGAGCTTTAGGAGTTAGCAAAGAATCTATTATATATCCTGGAGAATTAGTAACTATCTTTGGTCCAACTGGTTCTAATAAAACAACATTTGCTCAAAATTTAGTATTAGGAGTTGATTTTGTAAATCATCAAATTAATACAGAATGGCAAATTCCAACATTGTTTTTAAGCTTAGAGCTATCATCATGGTATATGCACAGAAGACACCTTCAAATAGTATCTGGATGTGATAAAGAAATGGTTAATAGAAGATATGATGAAATATATGAAGAACATAAGGATGAATTAAGTCATATATCAATTCAAACTGTAAGCCCAACTTTACAAGGTATAGTTGAAAAAGTAAGGGAATTACAACCTTCAGTAGTCGTTATAGACTATATTGATTTAATAGACACTTCTAAAACCTATGGAGGAGAGCACGATAAAATAAAACAAGTAAGTCACGGTTTATCTAATTTAGCTGTTAATATGGATATTATAATAATACAAATATCTCAAGTAAGCAGAGAATATAGTAGAAATGAAGTGCTTGATTTATATGCAGGAAAGGGCTCAGGTGCAATAGAAAACGCATCAAGAAAGGTTATTGGACTTAACGGACAGTCTAATGATATTAAAAGAGAAGTCCGGTTATTTAAGAATACTGATGGGGAGTTATTTGATACTCATTTAGAGTGGACTCCAACATTTAGGATGAGGAGATGCGATGTTTAAAAAGATAATAACATTATATATACTAGATGATAGAATTTGTTTAGTTCTATTTGGTATATTTAAAGCAGGAATTATTAAGACGAATATAGAAGAGCTAAAAGGTTATAATATAATTATCGGAATACACAGAATAGAGGTATGTATTAGTTTATCTTTACTTAAAAGATTAGAACAATCATACAGAGACATTGCAAGAGCATAGAAAAAGAATAAAGCCTAAAAGGGGACGTAAGTCCCCTAAAGGTTTAACAATC